GAGCTCGAGCTGGCCTCGGATCCAGCAGCATTTTGTCGGAAGGTACGGAACAAAGGCATAGTGAGGAATAGTTAATAACCAAAATTTGCCTTGAGGATGTGCGGGCATTCAATTTGAAGAAAAGAGCACATGGTTAATTTTTGTTTGTTTCAGCGTTACACCAACGCTTTTTGTTTTTTCGGTTTAAGGTTATCGAAGCGTCCGGACAGGCCGAATCGATTTCGGCCCCCGGGCGCCTCCCTGGTTAACAGGGTTACCCGCGTAGCATACAGGGCGGAAAATTGGGAGGCCGAGCGGCTTTGCCCGAGGGCGAGCAATGGATACCTCGGCAGGTGACATTATATAAGTGCCCGCCCTGGTGGCTGGCTGGCTGGCTGCGGCTGGCTGGCTGGCTGCTTCGCTGGCCGCCTTGCTGCCCTGCCGTGGCTGGCTGCCTTGTCGCCCGTGGCCAATAGCCCGGTTACGGTTAGTGAGCCGCCGTGATAGAGTAAGTATTACACTCTAGCGCGGTGGCTCACTGCTCACTCGGTGGCTCACAGGTTTCGGTTAAACCTTAAACAATTCTTTTTCTTAAAAAAAATATGCCAAAGTCGACGTATGGTAGTCCAGAACATCGAAGATCGCAATATCGACGGCACTGGGCTTACTATGTTACTCAATACGGTCGGACTGCTTTTAATCTTGGGTCTAAAGCTATACAAGCGGCTAAGTCTGCGGCTGCAGTTAAGGCGGCAGAATTCGGTTACGGTCTCGGAAAGCAGTTCGTAAATTCTTTTTCTCAAAAAAAAAATACAAACACCGGTATGGCTCCAACACCTCGCAAAACTCCATCGACTCCGAAGCGTCGATCCAAGCCACGTTTAGCGGGTACTCCGATTAAACGCAAAGCTAAGATGGCCAATCCTTTTGTTGATAAAGCGCTAAAAACTGTAGCAAGACGGCGGTATGCCGGCAGAGGAGCTGCAAATAGCAGCAGTTCTGGCTTTTTTAAAAAGCCCAAACGAGGGCCTACAGTAATGGATGATTACGGCAAATTGGGTGTGATTAGCACCCGAGAAAACGGCGGTACTGTTGAAGGATCTGCATTATTCAAGTACCAATCGGTATTATTGCATCACAGTACTAATGGATGCAAACAAATATTGACAGATATGTGTTTAGCTTTTGCTAAACGATTGGCGTATGGGTGCGGTACAGTAATTGAAAGGATGAATGATCCGTTTTTGCATGTGGCTAGTCGCAATTATCGAATTGTGATAGATTACCGCCCTCGCCCGAATGTTGCAACTGTGCAACAGACGTTTGGCCCGTATACCGCCGGTACTGCTACAGTTTTGGATATCGGTAATGCTATCTTGGCATGGTTGGATGGCGAAGTTGATGCTTTGATTAATTTTCAATTAATTCGTGCGACTGTTTATTTTGATGGAGTTGCTACTACACCAGCAGTTGGATCGGAGCAAATTTGTAGTTTGGATTTGAAACGAGCTACGGTTTCGATGATATCGAAATCAGCTTTGAAGTTGCAGAATCGTTCGATTAATGCAACTGGAAATGATGAAGCCGATGATGTTGATAATGTGCCATTATACGGTAAATCGTATGATGGACCTGGCAATTATTTTATTGTGCAGGAGACTTATTATAATCCGCCTGTAACTGTTGAAAGTAATTTTCAAGCGGCAGGATTTATTGCGACGTCGCCTTTGGCAGAACCACCATTTTTGACGCAAATGCAACATGCGAAAAAAAGTGGTAAAGCTCATTTGGATCCCGGTCAAATTAAAACTTCGGTTTTAAATTATAGCTTTACTATGGATGTTAACAGATTGTTAAATACTGTTGGACGTACTGATATTACTTCAAATATTTGCAATATTGGCAAATATCGAGCATTTATTTTAGAAAAAATGTTGCAGGCTAGTCCGACTACTGACACAAATCCGATTCGGGTGGCTTATGAAACTGACATCAAAGTTGGCACTATATTTACTGCGCCTAAATTACAACCGACTACTATGGTTGTTGCCCTATCTCCATTATAGGGTTTTAGGGTTTAGGGTTTTTTTACCTAAGGGTTTTTCCCTAACCTCATTTTATTTAATAAATTAATATAACGGCAAAGGACATTCCACAATTATTAAACGACGTAATAGAGCTGCTAAAGTTAATTCATCGAGACCCTGGTACCAATCTCGTGGATGCAAATTACTGGTTACGTAAATAGTCGTCGCTTGCAAGACGGTGCTTGATCCTTTGATGTCCACAAGAACCGGATACCGGTCGAACCATCGGAGAACATGACTGATGTTAATTCCTCCACGGAATTCATCAATGACAACGTTCTGCTGACCTCGATAGCCGTCCCAGAATTTACTGAGCGGACACTTAGGGTAAGCATCCAGCGTTCCGAGCTCCCATGCCCTTCGAGACTTCCCGACTCCAGTTGGACCCCAAAACACTGTAATCGTTCGTTCGATTGCAGTTGGTGTAGCAAAGTCAGCAGCAATCGTTCTGAGGGACCGGTAATGCTGCACAAACACTGATGACGGCAAATCGTCCAGCCGTCCTCGTTTAGCCAGATCTTTGATCCGGTCCCAATCAGCATCCGAATTTCGCTTGAACGGACGTTGACCAAGCTCGAATTGCGTACCGTCAACTCGGGTGTCTTCTTTCCAGACATAGTCTGCTGCGGCTTCGGATCTAGCAAGCTCAGCATGGCATTGGTCCCCAAAAACGGACTTGGCTCCGGCCAAACGGATCTTCTTGGTGAAACAAACAAGGAGTTGCCAGTGGAGGTACTGGGTCTCATTGGAGAGCTCGAGCTGGCCTCGGATCCAGCAGCATTTTGTCGGAAGGTACGGAACAAAGGCATAGTGAGGAATAGTTAATAACCAAAATTTGCCTTGAGGATGTGCGGGCATTCAATTTGAAGAA